TGGCAAACAATCCATACAATGTTTGTCATACTCATTGTCACCCTCATCGCTTGTGGGCTTGCCCTTGCCTACTGGAAGCGCCGCACACCATTGGATCTCGAGGCCGAGTTGTTGGCTACGGATCTGATTGCGCGGTTAGATGATCCTGACTATGGTGAGGCGGGTTACGTAGGCCGACACTTGTGTGCAAACCAGGTGAAAGCTATTAACCATGCCAGAACCAAGGTCGGGGAGATGCGGGATACAACCGTCAACCGATTGGTGGCTTCTGAGGTGATCCGTAAGTTCATGTCTGAGACGCTAGGCATGCGACCGAGCCACGTGGCTCGCTTCGCGCCTGTAGCGATCGAGATGTACTTCGTTCCCTCAGAGTCACGCGTCATGGCAGGACGGATTAGGCGGACGCAGGCTGTGCGTAACCGCCACATTGAGCTCGGCCCTGAGGCCGACCGCTAGGGGTGCCCTGCTACCGTCGATACCGTCACTACCAAGGTTAACCACCTTGGTTTTGAAGGCTTGACCATATCGACGAAAGTTGGGAAGCCACGTATGGAAAGAGTGATGCGATGTGTACTCGGACTTGGATCTGGGGTCAAGTACTGCGTTCACTCTGGTAATTTGAATAATTTGGCACACGGCATTGTCGAGCGCGTCTTGCGCGTGCGCGGCAGTGATGGGGTGTTGCGGAGCACTCCTGCACCGAAGGAAGGAAGTTTTGAACGGTTAGCTTCTCTGAGAACACGTTTGGTGGCCAGTCTGAACCCGACCACCGTTGTAAGTCGCTGGGGTTACCCAGCACTATACACCGGTCGCAAGCGGGCTATCTACCAGCGTGCAGCGGAGTCCCTCAAGCGGCGGGGCATCACAACACGTGATGCAATCGTAAATACTTTCGTCAAAGCCGAGAAGATCATCTTCAAGGCAGTCGGTGCTGTCCCGCGTGTCATACAACCTAGATCAGCACGTTACATTTTAGAGGTAGGACGTTACCTTAAGAAATTTGAGAAGGAGTTGATTCGTGGTTTTGAACGGACTTTTGGATATTGTGTAATCGTAAAAGGTAAGAACGCCACTGAGACTGCAGAGTGCATATACGAGAGTTGGGGAAAGTTCAGGAAGCCCATGGCCGTCGGATTGGACGCAAGTCGTTTTGATCAACACGTGTCGCAAGACGCGTTGCGATTCGAGCACAGCGTTTACAATGCGGTGTTCACCGATCCTTACTTAGCCTGGCTCCTCGAAATGCAACTGGTGAATCAGGGACGTGCTTACGTGGGTGATTCAAAGGTATCATATACCACTGACGGCTGCCGCATGAGCGGTGATTTAAACACGGGGATGGGTAATTGTCTCATCATGAGTCTCATTGTCTTGGGCTACTTCCAGTATTATCAAATTGATGCGCGGCTCGTCAACAACGGCGATGATTGCGTAGTAATTTGTGAGGCTGACCAGTTGCACAAGCTTGGACAGATTGATGAGTGGTTCCTTGACTTCGGTTTTAAACTCACAAGGGAGGCCCCCGTGTACGTGTTTGAGGAGATTGAGTTTTGCCAGGCCCATCCGGTGTGGACAGAGAGTGGTTACCGTATGACGCGGAACCCACACTCAGCTGCATCTAAAGACCTGGTGAGCCTGCAATCCTGGCAGCACGGAGCGGATGTGGCTAACTGGCGTGCCGCTATTGGTAGATGTGGCTTTGAATTATCAAACGGGGTACCGTTTTGGCAATCTTTTTACGAGAAAATCGGTACCGATGGAGGAAACCAGAATGTGGATGAGCGAGTAAGGGAATCGGGTTTAGGCTTCATGGCCAAGGGGGTTAAAGGTTGCAGCATCAGCGAGGCGAGTCGGATTAGCTTCTGGCGCGCTTTCGGGATGCTCCCTGATACCCAACTTGAACTTGAATCCGAGCCGTGGAGCATCCCTGACGTCGCGCCTGTCCACGTGATGTTTGCCGACATCGAGAACGATATTCACAACAGCCTATCACTTTGGTCTAGATCACAATCATGAAGAACAACACTTCATTGACCCCTCAGCGCAGGCGTCCGAACAAGACTCGCATAACAGGTTCCGGAGAAAAGAATCTGCTCAAGTACAGCGCTCTAGGCGCCACTGTCACCACGTCTGGTACTGGTGACGGATGGACTGCTCGGGGCTATGTGCCTGGGAATGCGACGACTGGTTTGAATGTGTGTGCTGGCGCGTCGATCGCTGCTTTGTACCAGACCGGTGTGTTCCGTCCAGGAACAAAGGTCACGTGGACTCCAAACCTTGGCATGACTGCCAGTGGGCGGATCTACATGGCTTTTGTGGACAATTCCGAAAGCATCTACTTTTACGATTCAAATAACCAGGCTGTACGGTCTGGGATGGTGAAGAGCACTGGTAACATGGTTTCGGGACACATCGCTCAGGAGCTTACTTTTACGATTCCAAGCAACCCTAGGCGGAAGCGCTTCGATTCTAATGCCACAACGGCCCTCACTGACGTGGATATTATCGAACGTTCTTGCCAAGGTGCGCTTATTTTTGGTGTTGACGGATGCCCAGCAGACACAGTTGTTGGGCAGATGCATTACCATGATGTTTTGGAGGTTGAGGGCATCGCTGCCGTCACCACGTAGATTAGCTATCTATCCGTGTCGCTAGTCTGTACAAACCGAATGGCGACTTACCAACTTATTGACGGGACTCTGAGGGGAGTTCACCGGCCGGCAAGCCTTCTTCCATGTGTAATCAGCGCAAGCAGCACATGGCGGTGGACAGTTTGTCGTCAATGGGTATTGGTTTGGAGCCAAGTTACGTACAGGAAGGTACCGGCAAAGAGTTCCCTTCGGGAGGGAGCTCGGGGCGCTGGGTACTGTCAAG